CTTTAGATAAAAGTTTATTGTATTCATTATAGCAATTTGACATCTCTTCTATTTTAAAATATTCTTCATCATATTCTTTAACCTTTTTGCTAGACACTAAATATTCTATTTCTTTGTTGTCGCCAAGTACATCGTAGTCGGATATGTTTTTTTCAAAACTAATTAAATCACATACCATTTTTGTTGTTTCTTCAGGGAAGTTGATTAGATCATTATAATCAATAATTATCTTAGCATTTAGATCTAAATATCTATACAGTCCAACATAATAGTCTAGGTAGTCAGTCTCTTTGTATGTTTCTGGGTTGTAGTGCTTTTTCATTGCCATAAAAGACTGAATACTATCAAAGGGATCTCTTGCAATAGTTATAATAAAACTATTTTCAGGAACTGCATAGTGACTAAATGTTATTCTTTGAGAAGAGTGTCCGAGTATAAGGTTTTGAAGATAATGGGTGCCAGATCGTGGGTATGCAACTATTTTTGGCGGATTCATGCTAGGATATAAGCCCCATAGACAGATGATCTAAGCAAACATCTGCAACTATATAGTCAGCGTGATCCACCACTATATCGTAATGAGTTGCATCTTTATTGCAAAAAAAACACTTAGACTTTTCCATCTAATAATTATACCATTAAACAAAATCAAACCAGATTGGCATAATATATCTTGAACCATTTGCTGGGCCAACATGATACCAATAATGAGGATTGCCAGGATATAGAATCAAATCGCCAGCCTTTGGCTTAAGCGATAAGCCTTGATTAAAAAACGATAAACCTCCACCATCATAGTCATCATTTAGATAAACCCAGCCTGCTAAATGGTTTGAGTCTTTATGACCCATATCATCTATTGGAATAGTCTGACTATTATTATGAACCCATTGAGCAAAACGAGAATTCCTTGGCTTTAGTTTTACACCAAATTCTTTTTCTAGTATAGCCTGAATACCAGGTATATATTTTTCTGAATAGGTTAGTGAATCGTAATACAGCAAAGATATTGCAGGATTTCCAGAACTGTCTGGCTGCAACGGACGATTATTACTTGTCTCTGTACTATCTATAAGTCCTATAATGTGTTCACATTCTTCTTTGGTTAAGTAATTATTAAACACTTTTATATTGCTAGGACTACCTCCAATATTATTAAAGTTTTTTACTGTTAGATCAGAGTAGCCGATCACATTCCCTTCAGGAACCACAATATCATTAAAGTTTTTTACCATGTCCAATAACTTGCTAATATCTTCTTGATCAGTATGAATCATAAAGTCATAAATGCCAAACTTCTCAGACAGATTTCTTATTTGTGCAACAACATCGACCAATTTTCCTTTTACTAAATGATTTTGCTGTCTAACTGGTGCATTCTTGTCATACTTTACATACTTTTCATCGTCTGGATGAGTCGTAATAAGTGGGTCAATAATAACTATTGGCTTTACCTTATCTAGATCAATCTTTTTAAACTGGTCTCTAAACAGTAGGTTATCATCAACATATATGTACTCACAATGCTTGTTTGCTATACCAATTGTTGTGTCTGATGAGCCAACAACTGCCATGTGTGTCTTATGCTCATGGTTTTCCATTAAAGCCATCACTTTATCCATCCATACTTCAGATATAGCAACTCTTTTTTCAAGGGTATCTATTAGTGATGGGTCGTGCATATAATGATCTATAACTAACTTTTCAGAATGTCCATTGCCCTCATCTCCCCATCTTCCAGCAACCATGTTTACTCCAATTCTTCCAGGAGCAAAACGATTTAAAGTTTCAAGAATCTTTGCAGCATAGTCAGGACTTACCCCATATGCTGGTAGAGCGATTGTCATTATCAGTTGATTTGTTTTTTCTAATGCTTCTTTTATGACTAATGAAAAATCAATACCACCTGGACCATACGGAAGTAAAACAGATTTTACGTTAGCACCATCTAGTTCTTGGGCCATCTTAAGAATTCCATTAAGATCTAGGTGCTCGATACTATCATTTATTTGCCAGTGTCTTCTCCACATCCAGTGAAATGTTATAGGCTTTTTTGTGTTATCCATTTTTTATTACTCTTCCTTTAGTCTTAAACCAAGAACCAATCTTGGATTTTGCTACCTTACTTCTTAAAAGTTCTCCAAATGTTTCATGAGATATTTCTGAACCAAGATACTCTTGTCCTGTTTCAAGATCAATCAACTTCCATTTTCCAGGAGCCCTTGTGTGCAAAATTAAATCAATTGGGTAATCGTAATCTTCTACCTCAGACCCGTCTAGCAGTTTTCTTTTCTTTGTATTCTCTGTCATTACTCAACTACCGTAAACCAAATAGGTAGTGTGTATCTGTCGCCAGATAAAACTTTTGTAACCTCATGAGCATAGTGCATATTTCCAGGGAATACAACTAAGTCGCCAGTATTTGGCTTAATAGAAAGATCATGTGTTTCAAACTTAATCTCTCCACCCTCATAGTTATCATTTAAATAGATAATAATTGGCAAATGATTCTCTGTTACATAACCAAGATCATCTACATGAACATTTAAATAAGATCCAGTCTCCCAGTGAACAACACCCAACCACTCTTCTTTTTCTACTATCTTAATATCTTCTATTTTGTATGCTTTTATTATTTCATTCTTAACTCTGTTTATAATGTTGTACTTATCAGGCAGACCGTCATACTTGTGCATATATGTTAGAGGCTCTCCATTAGGACCTTTCTGAGAAACAAATCGATGTGAGTGTCTTTCTTCTAGGCCGTCCATAAGATAGGATATTTCTTCTTGTGTTAAGAAATTAGGGATAGTTATAATGTTGTCTATGGAGTTGCCTAATCTATTAAAAAATTTACGATACGACTCAGTTCTTTCGATTGAATCTGGATGATTGCCTACTGGTTTGTTATTGATTGCATATGACATATAACTATTATACCATTAACCTTCAGAGCAGGTTAGACAGACAAATGGCTCGTCGCTTGGCTTAGGGTACAGTTCGGCGCATTGGATGCATGCTATCTTGTAGGCCATAAATTTATTATATGACGATTCCAGTTTATTCACGGATATATTTTATCATAAAATCTTTTAAGTTCGGCGCAAAATAGAGTCAAAGAACCTTACTACGCCCTACGAGGGCGATATTGGTTAATAGCCTGATTCGCCATTTTATTAGCATCATCTTCTGTATGGGCATATCCATATGTAAGAAGGTTTAGACCATCATATAGTTCCCACTTCCAAGGAATTGGATCCATACGAAAGTTTGTCTGAAGTCTCTTTGGGCTTCTTCCACCATTCTTTCCTTTTTTAAAGGGTGAGACATACTCCTCAATAACAACCTTCAAGATGGACACTTCCCGTGCTTTGTATCTTTGTTTTTCTTATTCCACAATATCTGTGTTCCAACTAATATCTTAGAATTGCATACAGAGCAGGTGCTAGGATACTGACTTGTGATCTTAACCCACTTAGGACCTTTTACAGGTCTTTGGCTATTTTCTTTCTTTGCTTTCTTAAGTGCTTTTATTCTAGATGGAGTTAGAATATTGCCATCCTTGTCATATCTGACAGTGCTGAAAGAATTATTCTTAGTTCTTACTTGTTTGATCATATCTATCCTTAAAAGTTTCTGTGTTTCCAGTTGAGCAGGGTATATACAAATTCACCATACCAAGTCTTGTTACACTTCTTAATGCCATCCTCACCGTAATGGTCATACATAAATAGGATTAGCGTTGCTTTGTCTTTAGTCCTAGTAAACTTGCCACAATGAATGCATGATTCAAGAATATACCTAGGTAGAGGTTTTTCAAAATCTACATCGTTTTTCTTGATCATTGCTGCTCCTTAGCGTACATGATCTTAAACTCTAACTCATCTCTATTTTCTGCAACTGTTCTGGCTGTCCAGTTAATCAGGGATATGGTTCTAGTAATATCGTTGTGTGATACATGCTCAGAGCGAGCAGCATCTAGGTATCTGGTAATGTCGTTTTTTAGGTTTTCTAGGACAAAAACAAAATCCTCTTCGTATTGGTGCATTTGCTTCTTATTTTTTTTAGTAATCATAACCCAATCATATCAAAAATTGCGGGGGATGTCAAGTATAATAGACTTATGACCCTACTATATATACTCTACAGCCCTGTACATAAGGCTGTCAAAATAGGTATATCAGATGTGTCTGGTAGAAGGTTTGCAAGCCATAGGACCAAGGGTTGGATATTGATCAAGTATTGGTGGTTTTCCGAACGGGATAAAGCAAGAGCAGTAGAATCCCTAGTAGTACATACACTTACTACCAAGCATGGACATTTCCTGGATAAGGCAGATATGCCACAAGGGGGTTATACAGAGACATTTGATGCGTCGAAGATAACTCGAAAAGGTTTGATCCGTATGGTCAATAGGGCTATAAAGGACCTATCGTAATCTTTATTTGCCGTCGCATTTTGGACACTTGGATGTAGGGTTTGATACCCCATAGGCTACTTTATACATACCGCCACAGTCAAAGCATAGAACATCTATCATGCTCCCATCCTTTGCATTTGGAGATAGGCCATCCAGTTAAGGAATAGGAATAGGCTAAGCATTATGATGAGAAAAGGTTTCATGGTTTAAGTATACCAGTTAGATGGCCTTGGTCAAGAACTTATTATAAATCTCATATGTCCTTGTAAGGTCTTGTTGTTCTATTATCTTTCTTATTCTGTCATAGTCTTTGAGGTTCTTGCTAGATGCCACATACTTTCTGTATGGCATGTCTGTGACATTGCTCTTATATCTGGTTTCAATTATGTCAAGTGACATTTTCTCTGCTACCTTTGTTATGGTTTCAAGTGGTGAATCTGTCAAAGACTCATACTTGATGATAATGTCAAAGTTGTCAATGATGTCTATATCGTCTTTAGCAAACCAATCACCAAAGCAGTACTTATCAGGTTCGGCTAGAAACTTATCCAGCCTTCCCTCATAGTATAGAGACTCCATCGCCACATAGGAAGATAGGAAGTCTATTGGGTCTCTTACTATCGTTATCATTTTGTTATCTTGTAGATCATGATATTTCCTAACATATACCCCTGTGTGCTGCTCAATTCTATCTTGAAGATAGTGAGAGCCTGTTCTAGGAACTGTTACGATAGAGTACTCTGAGGTCGGATGTTTAATCTTAGTGTTTGGTTTATATTCCATATGTCTATAATAGCATACGCTGTGATATACTCGTTATATGAAAATCTTTGAGAATGGACTCAGTAAAGAGTTATGCTCAGATATATTTGATTGGGCTACTTCCTACTACTATGGAGTGCAGGACTTACATCCCCTTGGATTTCCAAAACCTATTACCACAAAGACTAATGCCTCTTGGGATGATCGGATTGTCAAAGATAGTACACCAGTTATAATCTATTTCCCCCCAGATGAGATTGTCAATAAGATCAAAGAAGAGTTTATAGCGTTAGAAGTTGCTAGTGCAGATGATGCTTTGCAGATAATGGTTTTCGTATGGACTCCAGGTTCCTATATACCCATGCATAGTGATGGCTTTGCTGAAACAGATAGGAAGGTCTTAACATCTTATATGAACCCTAAATGGTCACTTGAGGATGGTGGAACCTTTAACTATTTGGATAAGGATGCTAAGGAGTGGAAGGTCTTAGTTCCATCCCAAGGTCTTTTGGTCTACAATGACAATAATGAACTACATCATACGACTCCTGTAAGTAAAGGAAGTCTTCGTGTCTCTCTTCAAATCTTTACACGATCATAGTTATCCACAGGCTAATATGCTTAAAAAATATTAGTTATCCACAAGTTATCCACAGATTAATCTTACTGATTATATAACTAAACATTCTAGAAGTGGAGTGAAGTGGAGGATAGTGGAGTAGGGAGCGCTTTTATAAGAGGCGTTCGTAATCCCAAACCTCAAACCTTCATATCCCCAAACCTTCGAAGCGGGATTGTATCACAAACCTTCATATCTGTCAAACCTTTATATGCAGGGTTTGGGCATTATACATCGTAAACGATGGTTTGTCAAGCCCATTTCTGCATAAAAAAATATCCCCAAACCAGGGGAAAATTTGCTCATATCGTAATGTTATTTAATAAAACTATTATAGAATTTGTAGAAAACCAGTAAAAAAGGTTTGTTATTCTATAGGGGTTATTTGTTATAGGGTTTGGTCTTTATCCCCTGGGATTTCGCCATCGGCGAAGGAACCAGTAACAGGATTATCAGTCATCGTTAGATTATAAACTTCTCCCAATTGCTTTCCAATTGCTTTACCGTCGAGACCGTCCAAAAATTCGGGGGTAAATGAAAAGAAAGGAGACAAACCAATCTTATGGGTAACAGCCACAAAGGAATTCCACATGTTATCAGAGAAGGTTTGATATCCCTTTGGATCTCTCTTCTGATATGCTGCAAAGTGTCTTGGACTCATATATTTATTATAGCATGGTTTGACAAACCTGGTTTGATATGGTATAAGATCTTGACAAACCTTACAAACTATGGTATAAGTTCAGCAGGGGGAAAGTTTTAGGGGTTCGTAATGTCCTGGTTTGGGGATTTTTTGGATGAGTTCGTAATGTCTTTTGGAAATGAGGTTTGATGGTTTGTAAAGAATATTCCACGTGGGCCCTTTCGGGCTCAGACTAGTCGTCGTCTAAGAGATCCTCAAGGCTTTCAAACCCTGTATCCTCAACATCCAAACCTTCTAGGAACAGTGCGAATGTTTCGTTTACATACTGTTCTAGTGTTGGTGTGTGATTGATGATACCCTCGGCAAATGCGAAAGCAAGCGGCAAACCTAAATCATTATAAACAAAGAAGTCGATCCATTCATCTTCTGCCTTGTAGTTGATCCATAGTTGTCCTAAGATTAATGCCTTGTTATCAAAGGTTGTTGTAAGCATAGTTTGTACCTTCCTTAGTTTCTTTGGCTGACTCTGCAATTACCTGTAATCTATTGTACACTACATAAGGTTGGGACTTTGCTAAGTATTCCCCGACCAATTCCAAATCAACTCTGAGGTCAGAAACCATGTTGCCGATTTTGTTAGCAACCTTTTCTTCCTCTGTGACTCGTCTGCTTATACGCATGGTTCTCCCTTGTATCTATTGTATCAAAAAGTGGGGGAAAGAGCAAGCCCCACGCCTGCCCCTTCCACCCGATAATCTAGGTGACCCAATACCTAGATTGTCTCAACTAAACTTGGTAGGT